GTTGACAATCTTATAACTTCCAAACTCATTGTGCATTACATAACCTTCATGATCGCTCAATTTACCATCAATCTGACAGGTAATATCAGTGTCAGATTCAATGTAGAAGAACATATCCATCTTGATAGACTCTATCAAGCGCCACAAACGCATCAGGTTCACATCAACATCATAATTTTCTGCAATTTCATGCTCATCTACCTCCTTACCTTCACGAATGTAAGAATTGATGATTTTTTTGAGTTCTTTTGCTTGTTTGTCATTCACAAAGGTGCAAAGTGTACTCATTTGTCTTGCAAACTTGCAGAAGTCTTCAATATCCTCACGGTAGGGACAAATTGATGCTTCTGGTTGTACAAACAGACAATCTTTAGTGCTGATTAGTTTGGATTGTAGAGGAGAAGCAGACATTTCACGAATGTCATCAGCACCACTATAAATTGTGTGGGGGCAAACTATGATTTTTTCATTGATTACTTGTGGGAAACGATAGGTAATAGTATTTGGTTTATATTCTTGAGAACCTCCTACACCAATCCAATCACCTTGGATGATAGATTTTGTACGAGGAAGATAATCAAAACAAAGATGCAAGATTTCTGCTACTTTGCCAGTGTAGAACTTATCAATCTCTTCGTGAGAATGTGCAATTTTTATTTTAACCTTATTAAAAATGGATTTTGTTCCTACGCAAAACTTTCCATTCGCAGGATTAGTTCCCCAGCATACCGCAGGTGCCCCATCAAGTTTTGTGGAGATAAAACTATCAGGTTCAGAGAACCAATCAAGAACCTCAAGATTTCCAGTCAACACCATATCTTCAGGATGTTGCAAATGCAGATTCTTAGTCATTGAACTTTATTTAACGTTTTTAGTATGACACATTACCAGAACAAAATCAAAGGAAGAAAACTCTTCAACTTGAATGTCGTCGTAGTGATCCATTTGAAAGGCGTTCCTCAACTGAACAAATGTAATATACAAGAGATTGTGGTGCTTGCGTCAAACCAGTGTGCGGTTTGTGAACTGTCCACTCATCGAGATAGGATTGCTTTCATTCTTGCATTTTTTGCTGACTGCTGTGCTCTTGCCTCAGCACCCAATTCCTGATGAACGTGCTTAATCTGTGCAGTCTTTTGTGCTCCTTGACGCATTGCAACTTGCTTGCTGTAAAGGTTAGGTTGCATGTGAGGAGTTTGCTCTGTTTGCAACTCTCTTTTAATTTCTTTCTTTAATTTTTCTCTTTCTGATTTGGTTTCTTCCTTTTCTTTTTGTGTTGCTTGATAGTTGGCAACACTTTGTTTATGTCTTTTTATTTGATTCAATTGTCTCTGATGAAGTTCTTGCCTCCTTGTTTCAATATCTTCTTTAATCTTTTTAATCTTCTTCGCTTTCTTCTTTGCTTTCTTAATCGCACCGCCACCAATACCACCCTGATTCTCTATTTCTTTCGTTACCTTCTTTGCAGAACCGATAGGTGCCTGTGGTGCATCGTGACGAGCAAGAGTATAAGTCTTCACGCCATCTTTTTCTTGATATGTTCCTGGGACTGCGTGTGGTGGAATAGAACTCTTCTTCTCACAGATTATCAGAAACTCTCTAAAAGTCAGCATTTCTCTATTGTCTTTTAGATATTTATTATTCAAACTCAAATGTTCTATTTACCTTTCGCAGCGATGGAGTTTGATATTCTGAGAAAGTTGATGTTTCTATAACACACTTAATCGGTTGTGTATTATCATTCCAATGTCGTAGTGCATTTGCTACGATAAAAGAGTTTGTAATAAAAATACTCAAAAACATAGAAAGACGGATAAGAGCAATCTTATCCGCTTCCCTGTCATCTTTACCACTTTTTTCACCCAGAGACTTTGCAATCAGTCGCCAGACTGTTTTCTTCTTTTTCATATTTTGATTTTCTTTTTCGCACATACTTTAACTCTTCCCACTGTTGATGATAACAAATCACAAGTAGTCTTTCATTTCTATGTATAGAACAGTCTCGGTAGTTTGTTTTATCTTTTGGTCGGACTGCTACTTCAATCGTAATATATTCATTACACTTGAAATATACCCAACCTCGGATATGTTTCTTCCACTTTACATAGTCATTAACTTGTGGTTCGTAACTCATACAAAGAACGCTTCTACTCCTTGGTATTTAATAGGCATCGCAGTGTAGTCTCGCGTATCCTTGAAGTCTACTTCTTTACCAACTGTTGAACTATTTACAGGACTAAAGAACTTACATTTCTTGTAATCATAGAACCCCCAGATGGTTCTGGTAGGTTTTCCCAAATTGTAATCAAACTTGCGGTGACAACGCAACCAAATAGAAAACACATTGCGTTTGAACTCTTCAACTTCATAACTATAATCTTTAGGTGCTTTGTGAGAAAACTGGGGGATTAAATCAACAGAGAGTTTCATTACGATTAGCAGTCATACTCTTTATGATAAGACAGAAGTTTAATCTGTTCTTGAAGTTGTAAGATTTCTTTTTGTTGGTCCGTGATTTTCTCTTGCAGTTGTGTAATCCTTGACTGATATTGTTCTTTCAAGTCAAAGACCATTTTGTTGGTATGAGAAACGTTTTGAGTCATAATCAGGTCGTAAAGGATTCAACAACGCGGGACTGTTCTTCATCTACAAGAGCAAAACGAGGAGCAGCAACTACACGCTCCATAATCTTATTGTCATAGGAAGAATCATAGGATACTTGACTATCTCGCAGAATATCGTGACATTCAATATCATTCTCAGCGATAACATTGATTAGTCCACCATACTCAGAAGAAGGAAAAGGAACCCAGAAATCAACAATATACAGATACTTCATTTGTTTGTGTAAATTACTCCTTTAGTTTAATGTTTTTTAGGTTAGATGTCAAGATTTTGGTCCTTGATGACCGCTTTTACGATAGGTAAAGTCATCGTCATCGTCATCAGCAGCAACCACAAAAGAAATGCCAATGGTTAGAAGAATGCCAGTGAGAATACCAAAGAAAAAAGTCATATCAATCTAGAAGAAACTCCTCAAAAAAGTAATCAACAGTGATTTCAAGTTTTGCTGATTGTTCTTCTGCCCACATACAGAAATCATCTGCTTCCCTATCAATCTGAAGGTCTTTGCGGTTTTTATTATAATCAATCAAGTTGCTTGCTCCTTTTTTTGAGTGTACACATCATCAAACCAACGATTTAAGATACCATCACAAATCTGATACTCTTTACCGTTAAGTGCTGCTTTGTGCATTTGCCAATATCTTACAGCGTGAAAGATGATTTTCTTTTCTTCAGGACTTAAATCGTTCTTCATCTTTAGGTCTCATTACCTTCAAATAGTATAGCATAATACTGAACACAACCGCAACCAGAGCGAAGTAGATTGCAATAGCAAGTGAGATTGTCATTTGATTTGATTACTCGGTGGTTGCTTGAGTTGCTCCATTGCTTGATGACGATAGTATGCTTTATACATTGCATCATCACGCTGGACTAGAAACACATTCCATCCAATCACAGCAGAGAAAGCAATCAGTCCAGCAGCAAGATACTTTGGTTTCACTTATTCATCTGAAGTGTAGGAACAGGCATACCACCTTCGGTAGGAACATAGATGGTTACGTTACCTTTGTTAGATCCTTCTTCCAGACCAGTAATATACAGATACTGAAGATACTCACGGTTATCCTTCAGACTATCACCAATGATCTGGTTTGCTTTGGCAACACCAGTAGCACGAATGATCTCAGCATCAGCAAGTTGTTGAGCACTATCTTTCTTTGCTTGTGCTTCCAACACTGCTACTTGGCGAGTATATTCTGCTTTCTGCAGTTCTGCTTTACCAGCAAGAGATTGTTGCCACACATTATATTGTGGACCACCAATAAAGATGAGACCACCAACTACAACCACACCAACAGCAATGAGAGCAATGGCAGGGTCAATAAATCCGTTTTGTTGTTTCATTTTGTAGATACGTTAGTTTTGAAGATAACATTGGCAAGGAAGATGATAGCAAAG